GGTTCGCATAAGCAAAACTGCCATACACAATGGAACGCCGACCGCTTATATTGTCAAGGTCAGAGGGATTAAGTTCCCTCGTGGCCTACGTGAGTGGTACTTTCCAGAAGATAAAAAAGCAGAGACGGCTCTTAAGATGGCCATAAATGATTATGAAAACTATTTAAGAGACAGTATCCGATGAACATATTTTTTATTAACGAATGCCCAGTGAAAGCGGCACAAGCGCAATGCAACAAGCATGTAGTCAAGATGATACTGGAATCAGCGCAAATGCTATGCACAGCGCAACATGAGTTCGGCAATCATGACGTACCGTACAAAGTAGCGCATAGGAATCACCCTAGCACTATTTGGGCGCGTAGTGGAGCCAAACAGTACAGTTGGCTTTATAGGCATTTTGCGGCCCTGTCAGACGAGTACACGCTAAGATATGGTAAGGTACATCTAACGTGGCAAAAGTGCGCAGATGCTCTTATAGAGCCGCCTATGGGCATTCCTGATATAGAGTGGTCAGATCCTCCCCAATGTATGCCTGACGAATGCAAAAGAGCTACCAGCTTAGAAGGATACCGTGTATACTACTTCCAATATAAACCACAGGTCATCGACATGCGATGGCCAGAGAACCGCAAACCAACTATGGAGTTATTAGCAGCATGAGTACAACACACCCAGACATAGACGTTACGGACGATAACGAACCACAGGAGATAAGCGAACGCGACAGGAAAGAAAACGAGCTAATTGAGTACCAAATAAACACAATGACAATCGCGGACTTGGCAAGTGCAGCGACAAGTTGGCTTGCTCTAACTTTAGCAACCCATAGCGACGAGCAAGTGGACGAGCTACATAAACAATTATTTCACAGGGAGTTACACTAATGCGTTGTAAATCATGCGACAAACTAATGGAAGATTTTGAGTTGTCTAAAGATGATAAGATAAGAGGAGTTCCCGCTGATATGTGTAGCGTCTGTCTCTATGTGTCTAATCTAGCTCTTTTAGGCTTAGACAGTGAAGAAGCAGGTTATATAGACGATACCGACTTAGATCATATTGTTCTAAGAGATGAGCACGTTGAGTATTGATGCTACTAAAAAAGTATGCTACTGTACTCTACAGATTCTTTAGGTTATGTTTAATAAATACTTTAAGCATATTCTTAAAGATTCTGAAGTAAACTTAAGTAACTATTGGAGTGAGAACTTATGGCAGTATTAACTGGCAAAGCCGCATTTGTTAACCTAACTGAAACTGAACTGTTTGAGGGCAAAGATACAGGAAAATACACTTTAACTGTAACTTTGGATGATAGCACTGCTCAGATGTTGTCTGATCAAGGTGTAAAGTTAAAAGACTACGAAGGTAGCTCACAGCGCAAGTTTAGTAGCAAATTCAAGGTTAATGTTATTGATGCAGATGGCAATAAGTTTATTGGCCCCATCACTAGGGGTTCAACTGTGCGTCTTAGCTACAAACTCAGCCCAGAACCACATCCAATTCACGGTACACTAACGTACCTGAATGCTGTACGTGTTGTTGAGCTTGCCGACGATGCGAGCATAGATGACGAGCTTTAAGGATTCAAAATTCGTCAAGCATGAGTCTTGTCCAAGGTGTCAGTCTTCTGATGCTTTGGCAAGGTACTCTGACGGTCACGCCCACTGCTTTGCGGTGGGTTGTGGCTACCGTGAGTCAAGCAATGGTGAAGTTATGACGGAAGTAGCACCAGCGGTAACTATTAAGCGACCCCTAGAGGTTGCTGGAGTAGTTGCTGACATACCTGACAGGCGTATATCCGCTAAGACTTGTCGCAAGTTTAACGTAACGGTTGAATACGCCAGCGACGGCAGCATAAGCAAGCACCACTACCCTTACTACTCTACTGACACTGATGATGTCAAGGGTAGCAAGGTCAGGCTAGTGCAAAACAAAAACTTCTTTGCAACGGGTACTCTACAGGGTACAGGCTTGTTTGGTCAGCAAACATGCAGGGGCAAAGGTAAATACATAACCATCACTGAAGGCGAGTTGGATGCTCTGTCCGTAAGTGAGATATTTGAAAACAAGTGGGACGTAGTGTCTCTACGCTCTGGTGCGTCATCCGCAGCCAAAGAAATTAAAGAGCAACTGGAATGGCTTGAAGGCTATGAGAATGTTGTACTTTGTTTTGACGGTGACAAAGCAGGACAAGCCGCCATTGATGAAGTCAAGGACGTATTCAGTACGGGCAAGCTAAAGATATGTAAGCTGCCCCTGAAGGACGCCAGTGAGATGCTTCAGAGTGGCAAGGTGCGTGAGTTTGTCTCTGCATGGTGGGATGCCAAACCATATCAGCCTGATGGTATTGTATCGGGTAGCGATACATGGGAAGCCATTACAGGCAAGATGAAGGTTAAGTCTATAGCGTACCCTTGGCAGGGACTAAACGACATGACCAAAGGTTTCAGACCATACGAGCTAGTGACCATCACCAGTGGCTCAGGAATGGGTAAGTCACAGATGATTAGGGAATTAGAATACTACTTCCTTAACGCTACTGAGGACAACATTGGAATCTTGGCCCTAGAGGAAGACGTAGCAAGGACTGCTCTGGGTATCATGTCGGTAGCTGCTGACTGTCCACTGCACCTAGAGGAAGACTTGGACGAGCAACTAGCATTCCCATACTGGGAGGAAACGCTAGGAACTGGTCGATACTACCTCTTTGACCATTGGGGCAGCACCAGTGAGGATAACTTGCTTGCTAGAGTACGCTACATGGCAAAGGCTCTTGACTGCAAGTGGATTGTCCTAGACCACTTGTCCATTGTAGTATCCGCACAGGACAATGGCGACGAGCGTAAAGCCATTGATGGGATAATGACCAAGCTACGTGCATTGGTTCAGGAGACTGGTGTTGGTTTATTCTTGGTGTCTCACCTACGTAGGACACAAGGCAAGCCACATGAGGATGGTGGTAGAATTAGTCTTGGTGAGCTTCGGGGTTCACAGGCTATTGCTCAACTGTCCGACATGGTTATTGGCTTAGAACGTAACCAGCAGCATGAAGACCCTGAGATTAGAAACACTACCACTGTACGTGTACTGAAAAACCGATATGCAGGTCTTACTGGTGCCACTTGCTGGTTGAAGTACGATAACTTTACTGGTAGAATGTCAGAGACAAGCAAGCCAAAGGAGCATGATAGTGACCTCTAGTCCTCTTTTCCTTGACATTGAGACAGACGGACTCAACCCCAGTACTATCTGGATGGCTGTAACACGCCAAGATGGGCAGTCTCAGGTACACTATAGTGCAGATACGCTCTCAGACGCCCTACAAGGCGATTTCAGCGTGATTGGGCATAACCTAATAGGGTTTGACCTACCTGTACTAGAACGTCTGTGGGGGCTTTCTGTGGCTTCTGAGAGGATACAGGATACTTTGGTGCTTTCTCGGCTTGCTAACCCTGCTCGGGAGGGTGGACATAGATTAGCTAATTGGGGTGATATTCTAGGGTATCCTAAAGGCGACCACAGTGATTGGTCGTGCTACTCAAAGGAAATGGAAGAATACTGTATACGTGATGTTGAAGTTACGGAGAAGGCTTACAATAAACTTAGGATTGAGTTGCTAAGGTTTAGTAAGGAGTCCATTGAACTAGAGCATCAAGTGCAGTGCATCGTACAGCAGCAGATACGCAACGGCTGGCTACTGGATATGCGCCATGCTACGGAGTTACTTGCTACACTGAAGGAACGCCAGATGGCTCTGGAGGATGAAGTACAGAAAGTCTTTAAGCCTAAGTGGGTTGATGTTAAGGAAGTAACACCCAAGACCAAGAAGGACGGTAGCTTGTCCAAAGTTGGCCTTACTGATGATGAGTACGCAAAGATACAGGAGACAGGTGATAGGTCGCCGTTCATGCGTAAGCATCTAAAGCCATTCAATCTAGGTTCACGCAGACAGATAGGCGAGTACCTAAAAGACTTTGGGTGGGTTCCGAAGGCAAAGACTCCCACAGGTCAGCCTGTAGTGGATGAGTCTATACTGTCCAAAGTCAAGGGCATACCACAGGCGCAACTGATAGCTGAGTACCTCATGGTGCAAAAGCGTGTTGCACAGGTAGACTCTTGGGTTGTAGCGGCTGATGAGGACACTGGCAGAGTGCATGGCTATGTCAATAGCAACGGTGCTGTAACTGGTAGGATGACACACTCTAAACCTAATGTGGCTCAAGTGCCAGCTAGTCGCGCTCCCTATGGGGAAGAATGCAGAGCTTGCTGGACTGTGCCTAAAAATAAAGTGCTGGTTGGTTTTGACGCCAGTGGACTAGAGCTACGTATGCTAGCTCATTACATGAACGACAAGGAGTACACTAATGAAATTCTCCACGGAGACATTCACACAGCAAATCAGCAGCTTGCAGGACTTGAATCGAGAGATCAGGCTAAAAATTTCATATATGCCTTACTATACGGAGCAGGAAATGCAAAACTTGGAACGCTTGTCGGGGAAAATGCGCGTACTGGCTCTGAGCTTAGAGAAAGATTCCTTGATGGTCTCCCAGCACTTAGAGATCTTACAGAAAGAGTGCAAAGAGATGCTGAGAAAGAAGTTCTCGAAGGACTAGACGGTAGGTTGCTTCATGTCCGTAGCACACACGCTGCCCTTAACACTTTGTTACAAGGTGCTGGTGCTATTGTTATGAAAAAAGCATTGACACTACTTGACGAATACGCTAGACTATGGAATCTTAACTATAGCTTTATAGGTAACATACATGATGAAGTCCAGTCGGAAGTTGCACCAGAGCAAGCAGACAAGTTTGGAAGACTCGCAGTCAGTTGCTTACAAGCAGCTGGAATTGCCTTTGAACTTAACTGCCCCCTTACAGGCGAGTACAAAGTGGGAAGAAGCTGGGCAGAAACACACTGATTTTAACAATAGTCGTAAAGGAGATTTTTCTGAATACTATGCAGTCACTTGGCTATGGGATAAGGGGTATGAAGTATTCAGGAATGCAGGCTGCTCTGGGCCTATAGACCTAATTGCTTACCACATAGAAACACAAGAAATTGTTTTAATAGACGTTAAAACATTTTTTCCACATCCTGAGTCTGGGCTTTATAATAGGACTTCTGATGGTAGGACGAAACTTCAGAAGGAGTTAGGAGTTGTTTTACTCGGTTTCAACCCAAGCACACGCAAACTTAGATTTATTGAACACAGGGATACAGAATGAAAACAGTACACACACTTGTTGATGACATCTATAGTCTAGTCAAGACCAAACGCCCTGAAAAGGGTGTGGACGCTGAAGCAGAGATTGAAAACTTTGGTGAAGCTGTCAAGGACTTAATGCGTAAAGAGTTTACCAACCGTGGTGGCTTTGATGCACGTAAGCTGCGTATGTCCAACATTGGCAGAGACGATAGATACCTTTGGAACCACTACAATAACGTAGGGCCAAAGGAGCCAATGCAGCCTCATAACTTAGTCAAGTTTCTGTATGGTCACTTGATTGAGGAAATGTTGTTGCTACTGGTCAGACTATCAGGACACACAGTTACCCATGAGCAAGCTCAAGCTGAAGTAGAAGGCATTGAGGGCAGCATGGACTGTAAGATTGATGGAGTTCTAACTGATGTCAAATCAACAAGCAGCTACGGGTTTAAGAAGTTCAAGGACGCAACGCTGGCTTTTGATGATCCTTTTGGTTATATAGCTCAGATTAAAGGCTACGCTAAGTCTGAGGGTGACACACAGGTAGGCTGGCTTGCAATGGACAAGCAGAATGGGCACCTAACTTATCTGAAGTATGACCTAGAGGACACTCAAGCGCCTGTATACGAGGTGCTGAAGGAAGACATTGTGGAGCGCATACACTACATAAAGGAGGTTGTGGAGCGTAAAGAGCCGCCTGCGCTCTGCAACGACCCTGTTCCCGATGGTAAGTCAGGCAACATGAAGCTGCCTATAGGCTGCTCTTACTGTCATTTCAAACATGCTTGCCATCCAGAGCTACGTACATTCCTGTATTCCACAGGCCCACGATACTTGACAGAGGTGGCAAATGAGCCTAAAGTCCAAGAGGTTACGTAAAGACAGCATCTACAGGTCAGGGCTAGAGGCTTCATTTGCAGCCATAGCACCAAAGCGTAAGTTTAAGTATGAACCATTTGATGTCCCCTACGTTATGCACAGGAAGTACAAACCAGACTTCGTACATACACGCACAGGGACACTATTGGAACTAAAGGGCTTCTTCAGGACAGGCGACACAATGAAGTACAAAGCCATCAGGGACTGCATAGCGCCTTACAGAGAGTTAATCTTTGTACTATCAGATCCTAACAAGAAGCTACGCAAGGGCGCTAAGATGACTATGGGACAATGGTGTGAGAAAGAAGGTTTTAAGCACTACACATTAAATGACTTTGACAAGTTGATGAAATATGTTGACTCACAATAATTTAACAATGGATGAGATTAGGGAAATGATATTGAAAAGATACGACCCTGATGATTTAATAGACTACTTGGAACTGACTAGTCAAGAAATACTTGACAGGTTCGAGGACAAGCTGATTAACCGCTTAGAGATGTTTGAGGAGGAATTACAAGATGACACAAGAGCAGACACAGAAGAAGAAGAATATGAGTATTGATAACGAGAAGCCAGAAGCATGGAATGCTTTGAAAAAGACACGGTTGGATTTTCACGGTAATAAGAAAATAAGCGGAGACGTTCCTTTTGAATGGGAATGGGATTCTGAAGATAACAATGTTAAGGAAACAAGTGAATACTCTAAGTTTCAAGTACAGTGGCATGATGATGAAGACGTACTAAATGAGCATCCTGTTTTTGGAGAGACATTTGACGTACATCCTGCTCCGGTTAAAGAGGACATGGTAAACAGTCCTTCACATTATACACAGGGGAGCATAGAGTGTATTGACGCTATGCAGGCCATGCTGTCTGAGGAAGAATTTATCGGTTTTCTTAGAGGTAACTCTTTCAAATACCGCTGGCGTATGCGCGACAAGAGACAAGCTGTTCAGGATTTAAGAAAGGCTCAATGGTACGAGAAAAGACTTAAAGATATATTTGAAAAGATGAGTACTCCAAATGCAGTATAAGACAGGCACTCAAGACTACCTTGGGATTACTATAGACTACGATAGAGAGAAAGATCTAAACGACTTCTCTCTGAATACCCTGAAGGACAGATACTTCTGGAAGGACGAGACATACGCACAGGAAGCCTTTGCACGTGCCTCTGTGTACAGTGCTACCTACCGTGGCGTCACTGACTTTGACCTAGCACAGCGCCTGTACGACTATGCCAGTAAAAGCTGGTTTATGTTCAGCACACCACTATTAAGTAACGGAGGAACTACTCGTGGTTTACCTATTAGCTGCTTTCTTAATTTTGTGCCTGATTCCAGAGGTGGTCTATCGTCTCACTATGATGAAAATATTTGGCTTACTTCCAGCGGAGGTGGGCTTGGTGGTTATTGGGGCGATGTTCGCAGCAACGGTGTATCTACTTCTAATGGGAGTCAATCAACTGGGAGTATTCCCTTTATGCACGTAGTTGATAGTCAAATGCTGGCTTTCAACCAAGGAGTGACAAGGAGAGGTGCTTATGCGGCGTATATGGACATCAGCCATCCAGAGATTGAAGAATTTATTGCAATGCGAAAAACTACTGGTGGTGATCTCAACCGTAAGTGCCTTAACTTACATAACGGTATCGTTTTATCTGATGAATACCTATATGCGGTAGAGCATGACTTGCCTTGGCGTCTAATTGACCCTAAGTCAAAGCAGGCAGTCAAGACAGTCCCAGCTAGGGATTTGTGGTGGCAGCTAATACACACCAGAGCAGAGACAGGTGAGCCGTACATTGTCAATACAGACCGCTGTAATGAGTACCTACCACAACAACAGAAGGACTTAGGACTTACTGTGCGACAGAGTAACTTATGCTCTGAGATTACATTGCCTACAAGTGAGGAACGTACAGCAGTTTGCTGCTTGTCTAGTGTTAATTTAGAATACTTTGATGAGTGGAAGGAGGAAGAAAACTTTATATCAGACCTAGTTACCATGCTAGACAACACACTGGAGCATTTCATTGACAATGCAGTAGACGAGTACCCACACAAACCTGTGGATACACTAGAGGAGTTTATGGGGTATGTGGGAGAAGATAAAACAGGGTTTGCAAAAGCCACTTACAGTGCATACAGAGAACGTGCGATTGGCCTTGGTGCAATGGGCTTTCATAGTTATCTTCAACGTAATGGACTCTCTTTCGAGGGAATGTACGCTGCCAGTTTTAACAACAGAGCCTTTAAGCACATCAAGGAAAGAGCTACAGAGGCTAGTCGTAGCTTGGCTGGACTTAGGGGTGAAGCTCCTGATATGGCTGGCAGTGGTCTTCGTAACTCACATCTACTTGCTATTGCTCCTAACGCCAGCAGCAGTATTATATGCGGTGGAACGAGTCCTAGTATTGAGCCAACGAGGGCTAACATATTTACGCACAAGACTTTGAGCGGCAGCTATCGTGTAAAGAACAAGTACCTAGAACAGTTACTTGAGAGTAAAGGTATAAACAATGAGAAAACATGGAAGGATATTTCTGCTGCTCAAGGCTCTGTTGCAGGGCTTACGGCGCTATCTGAAGAAGAAAAGAACACCTTTAAGACCGCACCTGAGATCAATCAGATATGGGTCATAGAACACGCCTACCAGCGTCAGCCCTATGTGTGTCAGTCTCAGTCAGTTAATACCTTCTTTGAGCCACCCCCTTCCAATGCACCACAGGAGACACACGATGAATACCTAGAGTACGTCAACAACGTACACTGGGCTGGTGCAAACAAGTTGAAGTCCATGTATTACTACCGCACCACAGCGGCACGTAATGCAGAGAATGTCAACGTGAAGATACCAAGGATTAACTTGGAAGATGGGGAGTGCCTAAGCTGTGAAGGGTAAGAAAGATTCTGAAGTAAACTTAAGTAACTATTGGAGTGAAAACTTATGACAGTATTAACTGGCAAAGTAGATGCGTTTTATAAGGAAAAAGCGGATATGTCTTGGAATTATAGAGTAATAGAAACAGAGTGGGGCTATGAGATAAGAGAGGTGTACTACACTGACGGTGAGCCTGTCGCATCTACAGCGGGGGCTGCTGGGTGTTATGGAGAAAGTTTGGAGGAGCTTGAAGAAGACTTAAAACTACGTATTGAGGCTTTAGATAAACCAGTTTTGGATAGGCATATTTTTAATGAAGGAGGAGGAGATTTTTGATGAGTGAGGACAAACATCCCATATATGACTGCTTGTATTATATATGGGAAGAAAACTTACTGACTTCTTATGAAGATTGGATTAAATACTACGAGGAACTGGAACATGAGTGAGGAGATGAGCAACAGACTGTACAGCGCACTACGGGCTAGATACAAAGCACAGATACTTGAAGCTGAAGCTGACGTAGTGAACTTCTTTGAGAATCCTGTAGCTGTCGCTGAACATCCACACATAGTGGACACTATGGACATATTGATAACAAAGATGTCGGAAGCTGAAGACAAACTGGAGACACTAGAACTTACTTTCAAAGAAGACTACAAAGAAGACTACAAATAATGATTACTTTCAAACAACAAAGCTATCCTTGGGATGATGATAGACAACACATGCCCACTGAGAGAGTAGAGATGTCAACCCATGATGAGATAGACTGTCGTGATCTTGTGGATTTTTTTTCTAGGTTTGCTAAAGCATTGGGGTATTCGCCTACCAGTGTGTACGTAGCTTTTGAAGAATACTTAATAGACCATAAAACAGTAACAGATTATGTAGAACTAGACTTAACAAATAGTCAGGGACAAAACTAATGAGCTTATTAGATACTAGAGATTACTACAAACCATTTGACCATCCTTGGATGTTCGACTACTACTCACAGCAGAATCAAATGCACTGGTTCCCTGAAGACGTACCGCTGCACAATGACGTTAAAGACTGGCAGAACATGACGGAGCAGGAGAAGAACCTGCTGACTCAGATATTCCGATTGTTTACACAGTCCGACGTAGACGTAGGTTCTGGGTACGTAGACAGGTACATGAGGATATTTAAGAAGCCTGAAGCACGTATGATGATGTCTAGCTTTGCCAACATGGAAAGTATACACCAACACGCCTATAGTCTTCTATTGGACACCGTAGGAATGCCGGAGGTGGAGTATAAGGCGTTTGCAGAGTACGAAGCTATGGCTGACAAGCACGAGTACATAGACGCTGTACGTGTCGCTAAGGGCGATAAACAGTCCATTGCTAAGGCACTGGCTATCTACTCTGGGTTTACTGAAGGTCTACAGTTGTTTTCTAGCTTTATCATCCTGCTTAACTTCCCACGGTTTGGTAAGATGAAAGGCATGGGACAGATTATTACGTACAGCATACGTGATGAGTCTCTGCACGTTGAAGCAATGACTAAGCTGTTCAGGGAGTTTATTCAGGAGAACATTGACATCTGGACTGATGACTTCAAGAAGGAGATTTATGAAGCCTGTAGGACTATGGTGGAACTAGAGGATAGATTCCTAGACCTAGTGTTTGAGCAGGGTGACATAGAAGGACTGACCAAGAAGGAGATGCAGAAGTACATCAGGTACATTGCAGACCGTAGGTTGCTACAGTTAGGTCTAAAGCCCAACTACAACGTCAAGGACAACCCTCTGGGCTGGTTGGACGAGGTACTGGGGGTAGAGCACCAAAACTTCTTTGAAGGCCGTGCAACGGCTTATATGAAGGCTGGGCTACGGGGTGACATGCAGAAGGTTAAGTTTGCTAATGTAGCTTAGGGGAACTGGGGGCTTAACGGCCCCCTTGTTCTACATAGGCTGTGATAGCATTTGCATCATTCTTCTTTCTTCCGGTGGCACATCTAGTGCTTGAAAAGAATTTACTGTTTTTAACGCACCGTAAACTTCTTCACTAATCTGATTTTGAATAAATGCTTTATCTTCATCACTTAAAGTGTTGTAAACTTTACCCAGACCAGACAGCATAAAGGTAGGTGTCATTTTTACTTTACCGCTCTCGGCTTGGAGAACTAGCATTTTATTAACAGCTTTCTCATTAGAAATTATCCTTTGTAATACCGAAGGAGAAAGCATCCAACCTAACGCCGCTGCCGCGCTTGCTATAGGGCCACCCACTGCTGCACCTGTTCCCATAGCGCCTGCAAGTCCTAGAGCACTTGTTCCTACTCTTTGCATAGCACTGGCTTGTTTCCCTTGAACCTGTAAAGCCCCTATAATAGTATCTGGCCTGTTTGTGGCATCAGATAAAGCGTTGATTATAGTCTTAAACCTACCATAATCTTTTCCAAAAAGTTGTTTATGTACTTCAACCATAGTCGGGTCTTCAAACTGTCTAGCCAAGTCTCTATATTGTGCTGGGTTAAAAGTTTCAGCCCTTAAATCTGGTAAAAGACCCCTAACGTATCCATTTTTAATTGCTTGGAAGGCTTGGGCGCTATTTTTCAGAGGTAAGTCTTTAGGGTTTACACCTGCTTTCCTAGATTCTGCAAAAGCTCTGTTCAAAGAATTCTGAATAGCCTCAACTTTAGTAGCTTGAGGATTGCCTATAAGAAGTTTTCCTATAGCTTCATAGTATCCTTGACCAGCGGATTCAACAGCGGCTTTATCCAGAGGCGGTATTAAAGATTCTATACCTGAAGCATAGTTCCTGTTTATTTCTTTTAAGGAATCATAGCCACGAGGGTCTTTAATCCTCACTGTTTCTTCTATTGCGTCTTTAAAGGCGTTGCTTGCTTTTGTTAGCTGAGCTTCCAAAGTTTTATTTTGTACGCCAAAAGACCCTGCTTGGTCTATAGCATTGTTAAGCGTTCGCTGCATGGCTAACAGACTCTTAACAGGTATGAACTTTACGTCTTTTAACTCAGATAGTCTCTGATTTACCATATCTAAGGCTTCTTGCTGAAACTCAGTCCCTATTTGCTGTGTGTTCGCAGGCGTCGCTAATACTTGTGGTGTTGTGCGTCCCGGAGACATAGTTTCAGGGACTCGTGCAGGCACTGGTTTTTTAACAGTGGCCGAGTAACCCATCTGGTCTTTTACGTCTGATAGGGCTTTCGTAATTAGCGTGGGCGAAACCTGAACATCGCCATGTTTTATTAGCCAAGGTTCTAAAGCATTTTTATAGTTGGTGCTTAGAGCCTTTTTACCGGCAACTATTACATCCAGTATGTTTTGTCCTAGTTCTGCTCTACCTACGTCTGTTAAACTTTCTTGTCGTATTAAATCTAAAAACTCTGCTCTGATAGCTTCAGTATTAGCTTCCTGTCTAGCTGTCGCTCTGCCGCCTGCAAAGGGGGAAGTATCTATAACTCCTTCAAGAGCTTCCTTAAACCTGCTAGCTTTTCCTGTCTGTGTAGCACTTAACCCAGCGTTTTTTATTTTACTTCCTACTAAAAGATTTTGAGTTTGTAATAAAGATTCTTCTGAGCCTACAGGTAGGGCTTCTCTCTTGTTGGCGGCAGCCACTAAGTTACTAGCTTCGTCCGAACTGAATCCCATCATACGCAACATAGGTAAGCCTATTTTAGCAATACCTAAAGTACCTACGTCTATTAAAACACTTTCTCCACCAGCTTCTAATGCTTCTAAACCAGTTTCCAAGGAAGGCTCTTTACCTCTCCTTTGAGTGTCAACATAGTATTTTGTAGCAGCGGCAGTTAAGGCGCTAGCAGCAATAGGGGCTGCAATGCCCCCAGTAGCTTTAGAAACAGCCACACCCGCCACAGCAGGCCCAACTACGTCTAAATTATCAAGAGTCCAATCGCCTACCTGAGCAGCAGTACCACCCACAGTTTGTTCTCTATCTGAGAAACCAGCTTCTTGTAGCTCTTGCCATGTTACTTGGCCGCTTTCCACTATATATTTTTTGCGTGAAGAAACACCCCTGTCGTAAATGTCTTGAGGTATGAGTATCTGTTTGTCACCGAAGACTACTCTGGTATAACCTACAGGTTTCTTTTCTGCCATTTTTTATTCCTAGTTAGCCGCCACCAAAGGCTTCCGATCCGTCTACTGTTTGATTTATACTAGCATCGTCACCAGTAAAATCTGTTGCGTTCAAGTTTTTAAGCTCTTTATACTTAGAAATGTATTCGCCATTAGTTGCTTCATACTCTGAGTCAAGGTAATCAGACCACGAAACTTCAGTCCACGGCTTTCCTTTAGCTAGTTCAGTCCTGTAGTGTTTAGACCTAAGCCTAGCTTTGTTAAATATATCCCTTGCATTTTTTAACAATGCCCTGTTTATTTCAGGGGACTGATTAAGACCTGCTAAATTGTCTATCAGATATTTTCTTTCTCCCTCTGATATAGCACCTGAAAAACTTTCTAGTCCTGCCAGAATAATGTCAGACGTAGCTTTGTTAAACTCACCCACCTCTGCGCTTTCCATTCCAAAGAACTGTTTAGCAGAAGAAAGTATCTTTTGAAAACCGCCCGACTTAAAATCAGGACTGTCCACAATCTCAATGACGGGGT